TGAATACCCCAATGATGTCCAAGCTGTTGAACCATCACCAATCTTATACTTATCAGTGTCTGTTTCAACAGCAAACTCGCCAATAGCGAGCGTAGGGTTAGCCGCAGTCCACGCTGAAGCCGTTCCTCGTCTTAATTGAATTTGTACTGCCATGATACCTCCAGTATACCAGACTTACTATTTTTAAACTAACTATTCAGGTTCTGTTGGTGGTGGTGGCCCTGAGATGCGCCCGTCAGGCATGACCTCAGCGTCCTCATAGAACTGCTGGCAGAACGTGAGTGCCTGCGCTTCGGTCTGAGTCGTGACATCCCACGTTTCCAGACCTGTCAACGCTGCGGTTTGGGTCAAGTAGCCGATGCGGTAGCCGTCATCATCGACAGCCCAGCCTGCGTCGGCGCGACCGCCACGGTCAGCGATCTCACCCTCAGGGCCAGTACCCCACACTCCGTCATTGGATAGTTTCCATTTCAGGTAGATCATCGGGGCAACTCCAGTTTCGCCTGTTCCACCAGTTGTGCTTCACGGGCCTCCACCAAACCATCCAGCAGACCAGCGTTGTTGAGTGACGAGAGTTGTCCCCAATCCACCCCGCCCGCCATGATCTGGAGGTTCGTCTGGCGGGTCAGGCGCTTCTCCCAATATTCGGGTTGTGCGTGTTCGATCTCGTCGCGGGTGAACTGCTGCGATTCATCGAACAGGTCGGTCAGAACCGCGATCTCACGTTCCGCTCCCCGCATCGCTATTTCGGCCTGTTCCAACCCAAGTTGTCTTTCTTCGGCCTCTACAGCGTCCAACTCGTCACCTGTCTCTTGGAGTCGGGCTATTTCGATCTTGGTTTTTTTGATGCCCAGTTTGGCACCACGCAGTTTGTAATCCATGTCCTGTAGTTCAATACACAGTTGGTAGAAGCGCATTTCGGGTGTGTCATGCTGGCCGATGACGAAATGAACCAACTGAAAGCGCGACCTTGGCTGCTGGACTTCGGCGATGGCTTCGGTGATGTTCATACGCCCGTGTACGCCATTCCCGCTAGGTCTTGTCGGGCCACCGAGAGGCCCGTTCCAAGGGTGGTTCTACTGTCATTTGAGAACAGGAAACGATCCACGTTGGTGATACACGGGGGAGAGGCGGTGGTGTCGCCGCCGCCTCCGAAATAACCCGCCGTTGTGGAAGCCATAGCGGCAAGATAGTTAGTGGGAATCGCCAAGCCCGTACCCAGCGTGGTACGGGAATCATTGGAAAACAGAAAACGGTCCACGGTGTCAGACCAGCCAACGGCATCATTCCTGCCCCCACCGACATAACCAGCCACCGAAGAAGCCATCCCCGCTGGATGATTCTTTCCAGACGACAGACCCGTTCCTAACGTAGTGCGAGTATCGTCGGCAAATAAGAAACGATTTACGATGTCTACCCTGCCAGTAAAGTAACCACCTGCGAAGTAACCAGCCACCGGCGAAGCCATCGCAGCCAGCGAGTTACGGATCGTCGATAAACCCGTACCCAGCGCCGCAGGCGTATCGTCGGCAAACAGGGAACGATCTACAACGTCGCTGTAGGTACCTGTGGTTCCTCCTCCGAAGTAACCAGCCACCGTGGAGGCCATTCCAGCAGGCTCGGTGCGCGCCACCGACAAGCCTGTCCCCAATGTGGTGCGGGAATCATCTGCGAACAGGAAACGATCTACGGTGGCGATAGCGGAATAGTTGCCGCCGCCGCCGCAATAGCCCGCCACTTGGGAAGCGTTTGCCGCTAGGTAACGCTTAGCGGTCGATGTCCCTGTGGCGAGAGTGGTTCTGCTGTCGTCACTGAACTGGAACTTGTCTACAGTGGAATACAACCCCGATGCGTGGCCGTTGTAGCCTGCACAGAAATAGCCAGCAGGAACAGCACCACCAGCGGAACTAGCGAAAATCCCGTGATCGGCTGGACGAATAACCATCAGGCCAAAGCGCCGATAAGCGACCAAGTATCAGTAGCGGTCTTGATCAAAGTGGCAGCGGCCCACTGGCCGTCGATCTCCTTGTTGGAGTCCTTCGAGTTGATCGTCACACCGCTACCTTCAGCCAGCGTCGCCGTACCCGACCCAATGGCCTGAACGATGATCTGGGTGCCTGTTGCGTAGGCCACCGACGAGTTGGGTGGGACGGTGAGGGTCTGGGCCGAGCCGTTCGATGAGGTGACCATCTTCCCAGCGTCGGCCAGAACGAACGTGTAAGCCGTAACTGTCTGGGGGTTTATCTGAAGCGGGGCAACCAGACCGCCTGAGACTGTGAGTTGGTCGGTGATCTCAACATCACCGTCAGCGACCTCCAAGGCGTTTTGTCCGTCGGTGCCTGTAATGACCAACTTCTCATCGCTGGCATCCCAGAGCATGTTGTCGCCAGCGGTAGCGGAATGGAACGTCACATCCACGCCAGATCCGTTGGTTCCCATGTCAACGGCAGCGTCAATCGCCAGATTTACGGTAGCCGACCCGCTGGTCGCCCCTCCCCCGATATTCGTTCCCGCCACCACGGCGGTTATGTCACCAGTCGTGGGAGCAGCCCAGATCAAACCCGTTGCTTCGCCCGAATCGGCAGTCAACACATAGGTGTCGGTGCCCACAGCCAGTCGGCTCACGGTGTTATCAGCGGTGGCCGCGACGATGTCGCCCTTGGCGTCAACCACTGTATTGGTAATAGCAGTGCTGGGGAGAGATGAGTAGCCCAGCGAGGTCCACGCCGTTGACCCGTCACCGATCTTGTACTTATCCGTATCAGTCTCTAACCCCCACTCACCAGCAGCAAGCGTAGGATTATTAGATGTCCAGTTTGATGCGGTATCTCTCCGCATTTGAATTTGTACTGCCATAATATCTCCTATGAAATCCTATTTACGTATCCAAAGACCGTAACTTTAGATGCTGTTGCAGCAGCGCCCTTTAAGAGCAACCCGTTGCCCTTCAATACCAGCCCTGGGACCAACAACACTAAACCGGCTTCAGCACCAACAGTAACTTCAATAATGTCATCAGGATCATCTGTCCCGCCAAATTGCAAAGTTACCTTGATGTCGGCACTATGAGTATTAGATGCATATAGCCAAATCTCATCTATATGACCAGCCTGACCTGCACTAGATGTATGAATCGTAGTATACGTTCCAGAGTCAACAGCAAGTTCAATACCAGTGCCATCAGCAGCGCCGCCGGTAAGATATTGTTTAGAATATGTTGCCATAATATCTCCAGTATAGCATATTTGCTATTTTTAAACTAACTAGTCTGTTGCAGCATAAGCAGCATCATATGCCGTCTGCGCTTGTTCAATAGTATCACCATTTGTTATAGATGCAGCATGAGCAGCTTCCCCTGCATTGATTTTACGAGTAACCTTAGCAGCGGGCGGATCTTCAGGCCAGACAACATCTGATACACGACTATACTCCCCTAATAGATCACGAAGCTCCTGACGATAAGTAATCCATTCCTCAGCGGTGTGGTCGCCTAAAGCAGCGTCACCGACCTGTGTCCAGTCCGTGAAGCGCAACATTCCGTCACGCTGGGATCTGACCATAGCCATGTCTAGGTCAGCGGCTTCAGCCTGTGCCTCCAGTTCTGCTTCTTCTTCTGGTGTGAGGTCGATGTAGACATTATCGACTACTTTTTGTCTTGCCATATTATAATCTCCTTATTTGTCACAGTATACCAGATTTATCACTTTATAACTACTTTTTGTCTTGGCATGATTGCGCCTCCTAAGCGCCATTGATTCCGTAGAGAACGATGCTGGTGTATTCCTGAAACTGCGGCGACGAGTACGGCTTGACCCTGATCTGGTCGATTGCGTCTTGTCTGGCGAACAACCCAGCGGTCAGTCTCAAGTACCACTCGTTGTTGGTATTGGAGTCGTTCGGCACGACCGACTGGATCAAACACTGTTTGAAGTTCGATGTGTTTGAGTAGTTCGGAATCCACATGGTCGTAGTGGAAAACGTGTCAGCCAGAGCATCATCAGACGCCATCATACCAATGACATCACCCGTCCCCGACGACGTATCCCGAGTGCTAGTCACCGTGGCGGTGGATGCGTTCAGGTAAGTGTTGGAGTACGGAGTGGAGTCGCCGTTGAACCGAAACTCCAGATAGTTGTAATAAGCAGACTTGGTGTCACGGGCTGAGACTGTCAGGTACAGGTGGTCATAAGACGACGAGATGCTGGTGAATGAGATACTGGCCGCAGCACCAGTCAGCGTTGTCTCGTCAATCACGTTCCAGCAGGCCATTACGAACTCGCAATCCCGTAGAGGGTGAACTCAGAACCACGCATAAAGTTTGGCCCGTTGACCTGTTCCAACGTGATGGATGTTACCGCATCGGTATCATCCCAGTAGCCCGACTGCAAGTTTACGTCGGCCCAGTCAAGACTGGACCCCAGCGTCGCCATGACCGTCGTGTTCTTGCCCCCATCGTCCGCATAGTCCAGAATGTCGATGACCGCTACCCCAAAGTTCGCTGCATCGGTCACGCCGCCACTGGTTCGAGCGGCGAGCATGCCCTGAAGATTCAAGTAGGTGTCCTCTAGCCCCCACGCAGCAGGAGTGGTCACCTTGCCTGCCATCCAGTGATAGCCGTACCCAGCAGCACCAGTATCGCTGTTGAACTGAACCCTCAGGCCGTCCACGAAAGAGTTATACCGTTCCGACTTCAGATTGCATCGCAGTTGTAGATGTGCATAACTGTCCGGGATGGCAGAGAACGTCACGGACGTAGCATCAGCCTCCAAATACGTTGAGGCGATTGCTTCGATCACGGCCATCAGGCCACCATCCTTGGCAGCACACCGAACAGGTCGAAACGGGACTCATCCAGAATGTCGCCAACGTCGGACTTGAACAGGATCGAAGTAAGGGGAGCCTGAGACTTCCACACCCCGGCCGTTATCTGTACCTTGCCATCGCCATCATAATCCGATGCCGTGTTGACCATGAAGGACTTGTACTTCCCAGAGTTCACATCTAAGAAAGTTGTTATCATCGCAGAGAAAGCATTTGTCGTCGCAGAATCAGCAATCAACCCCGAGTAGGCGAGGCCATTTTCGTTCCAGTCTTGGGCAAGGTCGTCTGATCCGTCGC